CTAGCGGTGGGGTCAGCATCAAGCGGGGTTCCGGTCATCGCCACAACCTCTTTAGCAAGCAGGTTGAAGGAACCAGTGACCATAGCGTTGGGCTTGATGGACAGGCTAAAGGAGTTGACCATAACGCCCTTGTAAACCTGATACTGCCCGATATCGCTAAAGGACCGTTCAATACTGAAGCTGGAAACCGGGTTGGTCTTGCCGGGGGTGGTTTCGGCGTTCCAAGAAGCCTTCAGGGTGTTGACGTTCCACTTGCCGAAGCAAGCGGCTTCAAGGAAGGGGTCAAACTCCTTCCAAGAGAACTCAAAAGCGAGGTCACCGCCGCCCCGCTGGTTGCCCTGCTTGAAGCCGTAAATCTGACGATCAGAGCGAAGCTCGGCAGACTGAAAGGCGTCCTTAGTCAACTGCATGGAGCAGGACGTATAGCGAAGCTCGGTCATGCTGGGGGTTGTGGGGGTGGTCCCGTAAGTCACCTCGGAAACGTAACGTGCGCCCGCACTGGAACCGCTGGCGAAAGTAGACATTCTATTTATCTCCTAAAGTTTAAGCGTTCTTGATAGCCTTGAGGCGAGCAACAGAGCGGGGATGACGGACCATAAGGCCCATGTCCCATTCAACGATGATATGGCGGAAGGTAGACCGCTTGCCCTGGTCATCAACGTCCATAGGCCCGGACTGAATACCGGTGATGCCTTCCCCGCCAAAAGAGACGGCATAGATGGAAGTACAGGTGGAAGAGGCGGGCGTGGTCTGGCCGTCTTCCTCGTCGAAAGCCAGGATTTCAGTGCCAGCGTTGTTCTTGCCGATAACGACAATGGGGATTCCAGCGTAAGCGGGAATCTGCTGGCCGAAGACGCCAGTGACCGTTTCCGTAGCCTGTCCAGCGGCCCGCATAAGGGCGTTGACCTTGCGCCTCATAGTTTTATTCATCATCAGAACCGTCGGGGGGAGGTCGCAGCGGTCAATGAGTTCATCAAGCATGGGCAGGGTCAGGGTAGCACCACCGGCAACGGTTCCGGCCTTCTGAAGCTGGTCACCGGTCACCCGAACACCAAGGCCATCAAACTTCTCGGCATCGGCCACGGTATCGCCGTGGAAAAAGCAATTCTCAATAGCCAGGGCAAGAGCCTTGGTCTTCATTGAAATCTGCTCGGCCAGGACATCAGAGCCTTCCCCCTGCTGACGGATAAGCGCATTGTCAATCTTGATCTCGCCACCAGCAATGAACAGGGATTCAGTAACCGGGTTGATAATGCCGATATCCGCAGTGTATTCTTCGTTGATCGAACGGAAGCCAACACCGGGCAAGGTTTCTTCAACGTTGTACTTGTAAGCGTTCCCGCTAATGGACATGAAGGGAAGATACTGAAGAACACCACTAGAACGGGCAAAGGTTTCAACGATGCCACGTTGCAGGGGGTTCTGGTAGTATTTGGCGGATTCCGCCAGGGTCAAAAGTGCCATTGTAAAATCTCCTATCGGGTTTTAAGTCCAAGTGAAATCAATTCACCGGGGGTCATTGTGTCTAAATCAGGGGCGGCTTTCCCGCCCGGCCGCTTCGAATCAGGACCGGAAGACGCTTCATGTTTGGTGAACAAGCCTTTCTTGCTGGCGGCACGAAGCCACTTGATCTTGTCGGCGGGAGGGAGGTCCGGCACCACATCGCGCATGTCCTCGGGGATATCCTCCATGAGTTCCGCAGCGATTGCCGACAAGGTTTCTTCGGCCTGCTTCTTGGCCTCGTTCACCTTTTGGAAACGTTCGTAGGGCACTGACTTTTCGGTTTTAATCGGGTCCGGCCCGGTAGTGCCTTCGTCCTGGTTGGGGTTCTGGTTCTGTTCATCCATGACTTTGGTAGCTCCTTTTAACGCCTGGGAAGGCGGGTTTAAGCCTTTGTATGTTTCGCAACGACTTCTTCTAGTACGGACTTGGCGTCAGCAATGTTGATGCCGTAGAAGCCATGCGGGGCTTGTGTGGATGTTCCATGTTCAAGGTTTTCAGAGTAGGTTAGCTGGTTGTAAAGAAACACCGTGTCATCCGGCATGGACTTGTCGATATCGGCACGGTTGCGTTGCTTGGTGGAAGTGCCTTCCTTGTCAAATTCGTAAAGGCTTCTTTGCGGAATAGCGTTGACGGCTATTTGATTGTTAGCTTTGCAACGGCCAGTATCAACAGGTGTAGAGTCAACGATACGGTCAGACATTTCAGAAATGAAGTCTTTGCGGATAGCTTCCGCCTTCCCCAAAGTCTTGTTGATCTCTTGAGCAAGTTTGGTTGCGATAGGGCCAAGACCAGCAAGGTCAACCTTGTATTGGATTCCCATTACAGTGCGCCTTCCATAAGTTTGTCGTTCTCGATTTTAACAGTCATCAAGTATTCCAATGCTTCCTCTCTCGTGGTGATATCGGGGTTGCGTTCCATCACGATATCTACCGGCCCGATTACGCCAAGTTCCATAAGTGACTTCCAAGCGTTGGCCTTGTCAGTGTCACTGGCTTCTGGCTTCGGGTCTGCAAAGTCCACCGTAATGGTTGCGGCTTCCGACAACTTTTTGGAATTGTGAGTGTTCCAAACAATCCGAATCAAGTTGAATAGTTGCTTTTCGTACTGCCGAAACAGGGCGATATCATCCCGCCGCATTTCTGAAAGCTCGGAATTGGAGACGATCTTGGAAACGCCACTTTCGTCAGTGGGTTCAGTAGAGAGGCTAGAAGCGGGAAGGCCATTAGATACAGCCGCCCACTTGACCAACTGGTCAATGGCCTTCAGAACGTCAGCAATCGGGGCATCCGGGGCGGCAAAGCCCAATTCCCCACCTTCGGGAAGCTCAACGAAAGAGCCGGGATCGGCCTGGATCGTGCCGCCACCTTCCCCGCCTTTGATCCAACCAACCCCGAAGCCCTGAAACCTCAGGATGTGAAGAAGGTCCGTTAGCTTGGCGTTGATCGCCTCTTGAAGTGCTATCAGGTCATCGCCACCAGCCAACCAGAAGTCAGAACCGGGAAGGCCATCCCACAAGGGAATGAAGGGAAGCGTCTTGTAAGGGTTGGGACCGGAATCTAAGACCCGCCCCCGGTAGTCTAGGCGTTGCCATTCTGTGGGAGTCCAACGGCTGTAGGTGGTATTCTCCACCCGGCCATCCTGGGGAGGGTGTTCAACCAACACGGCTTCAAGGTCACGGGGGGAATCCCCAACCCAAACGTCGAGAAGGTGTGGCGGCAGAAGGTCCAGGTCCAGGCGGTTATTCCGCCAAACAACCCGCAAAAGCGTGGTCTTTAAGAGCTTGGTTAGTTTGCTTGCGGTCTTTAAGGTGTTATCAAGCTGGCACTGTTCCGCAATCTCGGCAAAAAGAATCTTGTCCTGTTCAGAACCTTCAATGGTTCTGGTAGCTTCTTCAACGTAGACCGTGGCAAGCTGGTTGATGATCTTTTTAACGATGTTGACGAAGCAAGGCTGTAACTTATCGGGGTTGGCGAAGTCCTGTTGCAAGGTCTCCCACAACGCCTCTAGTTGTTCGTCATTGTAGTAGTCAAGACGAAGTGCAGAGTGTGCTTTCCGTTGGGCGGTAGACTGTGAGTTTCTAATAGTGTCTAAGATGTTCATTGTAACCCTTTATGAAGTTAACTTCAAAATACTAAGCGGCTTGATAGACTCTAGCACCAGTGTGCTTGACGTATTGTGAGAAGAAAGTGTGAATCTGGATATCTTCCATGTAGACTCTATTGAAATGCTTGTGTTGCTCTTTGAGGGAATGAAACGCTTGGCACTCTTGAGAACAGGGCAAGACGGCCTCCCCACCAAACAGAACGCAAATGGAGCGGGTTGGCCGCTTGTTGACGCAAACAATATTGCCCAACTTGTAGAGAGAAAGAACGTTCTTGCGGGAAGCAAACAAGGCCCAAGCAAGAGAATAGATACGGTCATCCTTAAACTTGCGTTTGTTGATTGAACCGAAATGATACTTTCCCGCAGTGCCTTCCGAATAGGAGAACGTTGTAAGTTCTTTAACAAGAGCATCCGAAACGGGAAGGCGTATCCGCCCTTCTTTGAAATGCCGATGAAGGTCAAGGAAGGCAGTGGACTGATTCTTGTTGTGAGCGGAAACGTATTCGCAGTTGATCTTCTGGTAATCAAGAAATGCTTTTAAGTCTTGCGTCTCGTAGTCTTCGAGAACAACGTTGTGCAGTTTGTAATTGTCATGGTCATGCATTATGGCTTTCTTAATGAAAGACGCTTCATTAGGAATGACATCAACTTGGTTGCAAATATACAGAACGGATTCCCCATCAGGTCTAGCCGTCTTTAGGATGGTTGTGACAATGGTTCCATCCCCACCAAAAAGCCTCTTGGCTCTATCAATGCCCATTGTAACCACGTATTCGTGACCGAAAGTAAGCTCCTTGAACAGTTCCTTTGACATTGGCAAGGTGTAGTCATCTTTAGCGTTGTTGATAAAATCGGGGGGGAAGAGCGAATACTTACCACTACCACGCTTCCCAAGGATATCCCGAAGGAACTCATGTTCAAGAGTGGTTGCTTGAAGGCGTTTCACCTTCTCTCTATCGATCCAATCAGGAGCTTTTAAATTGAACTCTTCAAGGTTCTCGTATTCAACTTTGTAAGTATAAATTCTTGGATTGGTTTCCGCTTCCGCTTCAAGGGCATGAACTGGACCGCCATCTTGGTCCGGGTTGGAATCCACCAGGATCAGAGAGTCAACGGTGTCCAACAGGGAAGCCTGAAAAGCGTTGAACCCTGCCAAGTCTTCGTGGCTATGAAGGTCAGAGACCCAAAGAACCGAACACTTGTCACCGAAAGCGGAGTTGAAAGACGGAGTGACCAGGGAAATCGCAGAACCGTTGTCAGCAAAGGCCAAGCCAGTGGCGTTGATCGATGGTCCAAGCAGTGCATTTAGCTTCGGAGTGTTCTTCACAATACCGTGAAGCGGCTTGAGTTGTGTCCGTCTGCCGTGTTCCAATGTGGATGGATACATGATGACATTGGAGTTCTCACGGGAACAGGCAATCCAAAGGGAGACCAGAAGCCACAAGGTGGACTTCGAGTGCCTTCTAGGGGCAGTCAGTAGAGCTAGGGAGTGCTGAAAGTGGCCTTCGGCATCAACTGCAAGAGCGTTTTCGAGTATTTCCCACTGGAATGGGAGGAAATCCACGGGGCGGTAACGCCGATCCGCATGAAGGACATGGGGTTGAACGTCCTGAAACCAAGCCTTGAACCCTTCAACCCCTGGCTGGCCCCACCGGGCCAGGGTAGCCTCTCTGGCAGTGCTGACGGTCTTCTTGGGCTTAGACATCGATGACCGCCCAAGGATCGGCAGAGACGGGGGAGGCTTCCGGCTTCTTCGGTTTGGACTTCCCGTTGGTGGGGAAAAGACGCCACATCAACTTCCAGAACTGATTCAAGTAAGTCTGATAGGATTGTTCATCCACTGTACCACCAGCAATCCGGGCCATCTCCATGCTCTCCAGAAGCAACTGCAACGCAACAAGCCTACCAAGAGAAGCCTTGTCGGCTTCGCTAGGTGTACGGCCAGACTCTTTGAGGTCGTGGCGATACTTTGCCGTTAAAATCTTGTGCTTCGCCTCAAGACTTTCGGCATTGCGTATGGATTTCTGGTGTAGACCACGGGGCATAGAATAACGTCCTTTATATACACTAAACGCACTTGCCGTTTGAGTGTACCTTTAACGTACCTTTTGAGTACCCGTCGAAAGGGAAGCGGGAGAGAATCTTGACAAGCAAAGAAAAAAAAGTGATTATTTCGACGAAATAAAAAAGACGAAAAATGAGCTAAAACTTGTGTCTCATAATGTATCTTCATAAAAAGAACGTCTGAAATACCGCTGAATACAAGGCTTGAGAATGGCCCGGAATGGTCATTATGTAAACATTGGATTTAGTACAATGATTACAATAGGATTTATTGGCACGATAAGTGCATTGGTGCAGTGAATAGCATAGGGTGTTACCAACAGGCAAGAGTGTAGCACTTAGGCTTATGCAGGGAGTGTACCAAGGTGTAGCAGTGGGCCAAGAGAGTGAGTGGCAGTGAGTTGCTTTAGAGTTGCGTTGGCATGATTCTTGTGGACAGCAATCCTCTCCTTGTTTGTTTTTTAGACATCGTATTACAAAGTGTAATACAGTGATGCGGGCCGTATATATGACCGATGACCGGTTTTCTGAAATATATTTTTGTATTTATTGAACACTCCTATTTGTCACTTCTAAAAGTGTTGACTTGGAATGCGTTATCAAGCAAAGAATTTGCAAACAAACTTCCGGGTTGAAGTGGACATCTCGTCGCATGACACTGACCAAGCATGGAGTTTACAGATGAAATATGACGTTATAATTGCGGCTGCGATTATTGCTGTAGGGATATTATTAAGCACCAACTACCATGCCGAGCATAATCGATTTATGTTTGTAGCGAAGAATGGTGATGGGCCTCCAATGGGATTCAAACTAGATAAACTAACTGGGAAAATATGGTTTTGTTCTCCTGGTAATCACTGCAAAGAACTAGTTGTCATATCTAATTAAATGAAACTATATTATTATATTTTATTTGCTTTTGTGTGCTTCGCATTTATATTTATTTTGTAGACTTTGTTCGCGATCCGGGAACCGCTTCTATAATGTCGATATGTCCAACATTTTGCTTTGTGGGTGTTTTTCCCGAAATCTGTGGGTTTCCAACCCGCCAAGTGGTATGGACTTGAAACCAGGTCAAGGTATGTTGGGTCTGTTTTTTGGGTGTAAGTGGTAAACGGCGTTTTCCCTCCCGCCATCCAGCCCATATTATGCCCTGTGGGCATATTTGAACGTGGGGAAAAGCCACGTTTGCGACATTAAAAAAGGGGAAGGCGGTTAGCCTTCCCCGGTGTCTTTTTGTCTCCATAGGAGACCTCTTTGGAATCGCTTAGGGATTCATATTATTTTGTGTTTGTAATGTTCAGTTCATTTTGCGGGTTATCTTGCGATATTGATAAGCGACAAACTCAAGGTACATGCGGCGTTGCGTCCTGTAACGGCAAGATGCTTCCTCCCCACACAAGGCGTCACGGATCATGCCTTCCATGACAGGATCACACGGGGCATCCACATTCTGCGTCATCTTCTCGGCATAGCGGGCCATCTCTGTGATCTTGTAGTAGTCTCCATCCCGCAACAGAGAGGCTACGGCCTTCCCGACAACCTCATGGTCAGCATCAAGCGACGTTTGCAGGGATTCTACAGCCTTCCGAACATCATAACTAGCGACACAAGTTGACATACGATCAAACTCAGACATCTTATCATCTCCTGGTTGTTGTTACAGGTTGGCGGATTCCAACCCGAAATTTAACTCCCCCCCGCTTCGGACAATCGGGTTCCTGCCCCGGTGCACTAAGTTGGGGTGTTAGACGGTTACACCGTCCAAGCTGATCCCCAAGAGGTCCAACGCTTCCCTAACCTTTGGGTTGGCCTGGCTTTCAGGGTCCAGCGAAAAGAACGCTAAGACCGTCTTGATTCGCCCTCCCGCCAGTTCTTTAACTTCTGCCGTCAACAAGGTCTCGCCCAACTCTTCCAAAGGTGTCATGTAACCCTCCCGCGCTATCCGGCTTAAAATTCCCTTCTGCTTTCGGGATTCCTTCCCCCACCACCGCATCATGCTGTGCATCTCGGCCACTCCGTTCATCTTCTCCATGTCCATTGAACTATCTCCATTTCGTTAAAATGTCAAGTTGTAGTGTGCCATCCCGATTTTTCTAGGTTTTTACAGTCAGAAATCTAGGTTTTTGCAATCAACTTCATAAATACAACATAGGCGGGTTGGGTTCTCTGGTTCCTGCACCGGTGCAGGAACCTGGACGGGACCGGGCGGGAGGAAGAAACTAACCCGCCATCGCCACCAAAACTTTCAACCCTTCCCGCAAGAAAAAACCTCAAATTCCAGTTTGCCGAAACTATATACTCTTATAGGAGTTTCGGCGAGCGGCGAACTGGCGTAACTACTTGTTTTATTTGGTGATTCAGTTCGCCGTGACGCTCGGCGAACTAGACGCTCGGCGAACTGAAATGTATGATAAACTACCGCCATAATTAACAATTCCAGTTCGCCGTTTTTTTAGTTCGCTGGCGAACTGGATTCCTCGGCGAACTGGATTGCCCTAAAGTAGCTCTTCGACCTCGGTAGCCTCTCTGCCAACTGTGTAACTTTTGCGGTTCCGGCTTCCGGTGGTCTCTACAACCAGCTCCGCCGTTATGGCCTGGATGATCGCAACCCTTGCGCTCGATCTTGTGACCGGTCTGCCGCCGTTTAGGTCAGTTGCGGCCATGATCAAGTCAACCAGGGCGTCATTGCTTTGGACAGTTCCCCCGGCCCGCCGGATCACTCGGGGAACCTGAAAATGGGAAAACTCCGTGGTGACCACCTCAAACCCTGCATCCCCCAGGCGCATTTCGTTCGCCGTCGGTGGGGCATAGTCCCTAACCTTGGTCCAACTAAGACGTGTAGCAACTTTGGTATTTACCAGTGTTCCCACCGTACTGGCCCAATCTCGGATTGCAGAACCGCCCCGCATTAGGTCACCTTGATATGTATAATCATCTCCATCACTCTTGCTATTGCTTTCTTTTTTGTGATGGTGGGCCAATATTGCCGTCATTTTGCGTTCGTCACATAGCTCTGTAACAACATCACAACACTTACGCATAAGTGAGTTAGAGTTTTCATCCGCGGCATGGAAGGAAATAAGCGGATCAAAAATAATACACTCCACCTTCCCGCGTTGGTCTTCAAAGGCGTCTAAAATCTGATAGATATCATCAACGAACTTCCCCCGGTTTCCAATGCCGTCTATCAGACTGCCAGCGATGCGGCATGACGTACCTTTGGAGGCATAGCCAATCCTACCCGTTGCTTCCTGCAAGCGGCAGTCTCCCGCAATAAGGCGAGACTGGCGGGATTTAACACTTTGAGCCACGTTCTCGCTCTGAAACATCAGCACGTTCCGGGGGCGGATTGTGTCATGGACGCCCAAGAACGGTGTTCCCGATGCCAGAGCCAGGGCGAGCTGCCCTAGCAATTGCGATTTGCCGATGCCGCCCCGGCCAGCAATTACCAATCCCTCGCGCTCGTTCAACAGGCCCCGGATGACCGGCGGCATGGCTTCAAGCTCCATCCTCGCGAGGTCATCACCGAATATGACCCGAAGGCCCGTGGCTTCCTTCCGGGCGGCTTCCTTGCGCTCGTGGGCCTTTTGGGCTGCGTGGGTGATAGGGGAGTTAAGCGTAAAGTTGGTGAACGCCTTCCCGGCCACATTTGTTCCCTGCTCACAATGGGGGCACTCCTTGCAGAACTCGCCAGCGAAGTCGTCAAAGATGGATTCGCACAATGGGGGCTTCATATTTTCAACGATATCGGCAATCTGTGCATCCACGGCTTCTTTTTGATAACCCTCGTAGGGGCGCGATATCTCTTGGAAGACCTCGGGGCCGTTGTCACAATGGCAGATTGCCCTGCCCGCCATTAACCATTCATCACGGGGCAGTTGCCACGAATTGTCTACCGCATTTCGGATGCACGGCAAGGAGAGTAGGTCGTGTGCGTCAAGACCTGTTGGGATGGTCCCTTTGAACTCCTTGGCAGGGCGGTCCACCACGGCTGGTAGTAACGCCTCAAGCTCTTCTAAAGTGTACCGCTTCCCTCCCGCCTCGTGGATCGTGACCGGGCGGGGCGGATCGTACTTTTGGTTGAACGTGCCCGGAACCCGGATCAGTTGTGCAATACTTTTGCCGCCGTCCACGGCCCAACCCATTGCCCGGCCAGCCTCTCGGAAGGCATTAGAGTACCGGCGGCACAGGGCGTTGAGTCTGTCGCGGTTTTCGCTATTAACTTCAATTCCTTCTTTGAACAGGACCACCGGGGCGAATCCTCCCCCGGTCTCCAAAATGAATGTTGGTTCGGTTTTGGCGGCCTCGATGACGGCCAGGGCATCTTCCCTGGTGGGCGGGTGGTTCTGGCTCTGGTGGCCTTCCCGCCCAAAGTCAACGTCACCAGCGAAGCCGTTGACCCACGCAACGTCATTGACGGTCCCATACCGGCCACCGGTCACGGCTTCAGCACTGCGGGGGTTGATGGTCATCCAAACGTCAGCGGTTGTGTTAATGTCCGTAATGGCGTCTGCGGCTTCGTCCCAAGTCCTGGCGGGGCGAGAAGGAAACACTTTTGAAAAGATGGCGTAAACTTCTCGATCTGTCGGCGGGTTCAACTCAGAAAAGAAACTTTGCATTGAGTCTGCTCCTGTTAAAGTTTTGTGTTCACCATGTTCTTGCCTCCCTTGCCCC